GGTTGTTCGCGCACGCGGCTTCCCGCTAGCGTCAGAAATGTCAGACCGGCTTACTGAGAGGAGTTCTCAATAGCGCATGAGCGACGATCCCCAGCTGACAATCGCAATGGCCAAGCGCATCGAGCTTTGGCCCATCGAGCGGTTGAAGCCCTACGAGCGCAACGCGCGCACGCACAGCAAAGAGCAGATCGGCCACATCGCAGCGTCGATTGTGGAGTTCGGCTTCACCAACCCGATCCTGGTCGATAGCGGCGACGGCATCGTGGCCGGTCACGGCCGGTTGGCTGCAGCGAAGGAGCTGGAGCTACGCCAGGTGCCGGTGGTGGTGCTTGACCACCTGAGCGAACGCCAGCGGCGGGCGTACATCATCGCGGACAACCAGCTGGCGCTCACCAGTGGCTGGGACGATGAGCTGCTGAAGTCCGAGCTGAGTGCGCTTGATGACGACGGCTTCGACCTGACGCTGCTGGGCTGGGGCGAGAATCTTCCAGACTTCGCTGAGATGCCGGACTACTCGGTGCTGGACGAGGAGGACATGGACGAGCAGCTCAACGAGATGGCCGCCGGCGTGAAGAAGGCGATCCAGATCGAGTTCGAGCCAGAGCACTACGAGGAGGCCCAGGAGCTGGTGAAGTTCTGGCGGTCGCAGGACGCCTACGTCGGCATGATGCTGATCGACAAGCTCAAGGCGGAGAAGGCAAAGCTGTGAAGCTGGAGCAAAGCGAGATCAACGGGATCAAGTTCTGGCACCGGCCAGGCTTCAGCGACCTGAAGACCTTTCAGGAGGTGATCGGCCGCGGCGTGTACCAGCAGCGCGGGATGCGAATCCTGCCGGGCGAGCGGTGGATGGACTGCGGCGGCAACGTCGGCGCCTTCACGCTGTTGGCCTGCAGCCTGGGCGCTGACGTGGTGGCCTACGAGCCGGACCCGTACAACTGCGAGATGATCGCCAAGAACCTGAAGCTCAACGGGTTTTGCGCGGACGTGAAGCAGCGGGCGCTGGTGCACGACGACCGCGATGAGGTGACGCTGTTCATCGGCAACAACAACAACGTGTGGCGGAACAGCATCGTCAAGAAGTGGAACAAGCTGGGCATCAGGGTGCCGTGCGCCAGGTTCGATGAGGCCGCGCGTGGGTTCAGCGGCTGCAAGATGGACATCGAAGGCGCCGAGATGCCGATCCTCGAGCACACCGAGGTGGTGTTCGACAAGCTGATGTACGAGTGGAGCTTCGACATCGACCCGAGCCTGACGCGGCTGTGGGCGGTGCTCGATAAGCAGCTCGAGAGTTACCGCGTCGAGTGCGCGTGGAGCAGCGTGCATTACCACGACCGGGCCTATGTGCAATGGCAGCCGGAGTGGTTCCCGGCCTGCACGAACGTCTTCTGCTACGGGAAAGACTGATGAAAACAATCGAGCTGAAGCAGGTCGAGCACAGCGTGAAGATTGGCGATCAGCCGCTGGAGCGACCGCCGACGCTGTTTGAGGACAGCCTGTTCGTGGTGGATGGCAAACCGATCGGCTTCTACCTGGCGAAGCTGCCGGAGCGGCTAGCGAAGCTGGTGAACGTGGCGGATGCGGAGTTGAACAGCACCCGCGTGCCGAAGTCCGAGATGCGGCGCAGCAGCGGGCTGCACGGCGACGGCGACAAAGATGTGCGCCAGTACAGCTGCATCATTGGCAGCATTCCCCCGAAGCCGCACATGCGGCGCAGCTACGCCACCAAGAGCAGCGTGCATGCGGTCGATAGCGCGCGGACGTTCGTGAAGGCGATGACGATGGCGGGCCGCGAATGCCTGGGCTTGGTGGAACAGGTCTGCCCGGATGTGTACCAGGTGCACCGGCAGGCGGTGGAAGCGCGGGTGCCGGAGGAGTGGCGCTTCGCTGATTTGTTCACCAGCAGCATCAGCAACTACAACATCGCCGCGGCCATCCACCAGGACAACCTGAATGTGAAGGGCGCGGTGAACTGCATCATCACGAAGCGGCGCAACAGCACCGGCGGGAACCTGTATGTCCCGGACTATGACGTGACCTTCAACAGCGCCGACAACTCCCTGCTGGTCTACCCAGCGTGGCGGAACATGCACGGCGTCACGCCCATCGTGCCGACGCACCCTGGCGGCTACCGCAACAGCCTGGTGTGGTATGCGTTGGACGCCTTCCACGCCTTGTGATGAACGCTTCGGAGTATGCCAAGCACCGAGGCGTCTCAAAGATGACGATCTCGGATGCGATCAAGGCCGGCAAGATCCCAAGCGCAAAGAAGGTGGGCCGCGGCTACGAGATCGACCCGGCGCAGGCTGACCGTGAGTTGGATGGCGCATCAGCGCCGGACCGCGGCGGGCGCAACGGTGGGCCCGACATCGACGCAGCGCTGCAGGCACGCAAGGCGCGTGAGGCGGCTATCCCGAGCTTTGCGGTGTCGCGTGCTGCGCGTGAAGCATTCAGCGCACGCCTGACCGAGCTGGAGTTCCGGCAGCGCAGCGGCAAGCTGGTGGATAAGGATGAGCTGAAGCTGAAGCTGGCCAAGCTGCACATGGGTGTGCGCGATGCACTGCGCACGATCCCGGACCGCGTGGCGCCGATCCTTGCCGCTGAGAAAGACCAAGCTGTAATCCATGCCATGCTCCTGAAAGAAATCGGGCAGGCATTGGAGGGCTTGAGTGGCCTCAGCGATTGATGAGCTGATTGAGGTATGCGTCGAGTCGCTGCGGTTTGAGGCTGAGCTGACGGTTAGCGCCTGGGCCGATGGCCATCGCATGCTGAGCGGCAAGGCAAGCGCAGAGCCGGGCCCGTGGCGGACAGAAAGGACGCCTTACCTCAAGGACGTGATGGACTGCCTGAGCACCACCAGCCCGGTGCAACGGGTGGTGCTGATGGCCGGCGCGCAGCTGGGCAAGACGGAAGCTGGCAGCAACTGGCTCGGCTATGTGATCGCGCACGCACCGGGCCCGATGCTGATGGTGCAGCCCACGGTGGACATGGCCAAGCGCCTGTCGAAGCAGCGGCTGGAATCGCTGATCACCGAGACACCGTGCCTGGCTGAGAAGGTGGCCCCTGCCCGCTCGCGGGACTCCGGCAACACGATGTTCAGCAAGGAGTACCCCGGCGGGATCATGATCCTGACCGGGGCGAACAGCGCCACGGGCCTGCGCTCGACACCGTGCCGGTACATCTTCCTCGACGAGGTGGATGCCTTCCCGAGCGATGTGGACGGTGAAGGTGACCCGGTGACGCTGGCAGAACGGCGGAGCACCACCTTCAGCCGGCGCAAGATCTTCATGACCTCGACGCCGACGGTGAAGGACTTCAGCCGGATCGAGTCGGAATATCTGCTGAGCGACCAGCGGCGTTTCTTCGTGCCTTGCCCTCACTGCGGCGTGAAGCAATGGCTGAAATGGCATCAGCTGAAGTGGGCCGACAACGACCCGAGCACCGTGATGTACGAGTGCGAGGCGTGCAAGCAGCAGTTCCCGGAATCGCACAAGACGCAGATTCTGGCGGCTGGTGAGTGGCGCGCTACGGCGCCTGGCGATGGCAAGACCGCCGGTTTCCACCTGTCGTCGCTTTACAGCCCGCTGGGTTGGAAGAGCTGGGAGGAGATCGTTGAGGACTTCCTGCGGAGCAAGGGCGATGCGCCGCGGCTGAAGACCTGGGTCAACACCGTGCTGGGCGAGACCTGGGAGGAGGACTACGCCAGCAAGGTGAGCGCCGAGGCGCTGCTGGAGCGGTGCGAGCAGTACGAGCCGGCGATGCTGCCAGATGCTGCGCTGGCGTTGACGGTCGGCGTGGACGTGCAGGACAACCGCCTGGCGATCAGCGTCTGGGCCTGGGGCCGCGAAGAAGAAGGCTGGCTGCTGGACCACCAGGAGATCTACGGCGACCCGGCCCGGCCGGAGCTGTGGAAGCAGCTGGACGAGGTGGTGCTGCGGGAATGGCCGCATGCGCTGGGGCACAAGCTCCGCCCCGACGTGGTGGCCATCGACTCCGGTGGTCACTTCACGGCGGAGGTCTACCAGTACGCGCGCGAACGCGGCCGGCAGGGAGTGGTGGCCATCAAGGGCCAGAGCCAACGCGGCAAGCCACCGATCGGCAAGGCCAGCAAGGTGGACGTGAACTACCGCGGCAAGGTGCTCAAGCACGGTGCGCTGGTCTACCCCGTTGGCGCCGACACGGTGAAGACCACGCTGTTCGCGCGGCTGAAGCATAACGACGCGGGCGCGGGCTTCTTGCACTTCCACATGAAGACGACGGTGGAGTATTTCGAGCAGCTGACGGCAGAGAAACAGATGCTCCGCACCAACCGGGCCGGCTTCCCGGTACGCGAATGGGTGCTGCCAGCCAACAGGCGTAACGAGGCGCTGGATTGTCTGGTCTATGCCTACGCGGCGCTAAATCTGATGTACCAGCGGTACGACCGCAGAACGATCTGGGACCAGCTGGAAAGAAAGCTGGAGAAGGTCGATGCAGAGGCGCGCAAGCCGCAGCTAAGATCGAGGCAGGCCGCGGCGTCGGCATTCGTCAATAGCTGGTGAGGCCGTGAACTTCCCTGCGCGGATAACAGAAGGCGACACGGTCAAGTGGCGCGACGACGCCAGCACCGATGTGTTTGGCAATCCGATCAGCAGCGCAGCTGGCTGGACGCTGACCTACTACTTCCGCTTCAACCGCAACAACCATGGCGCCACGTCAGTGGGCACGGCCTATGGCCAGGGCTGGGAGTTCAGCCTGACCGCCGCCACGACCGAGGGTTTCCACGCGGATGACACCGGCTACTGGCAGGCGGTGGCCACCAAGGCAGGTGAGACGGTCACGCTGGGCAGCGGCCAGTTCGAGATCGACGCCAACCTGGCCTACACCGGCACGCCGGCGGCGGTCGATAACCGCAGCCAGGCCCAGAAGGATCTCGACGCGGTGCAGGCCACCATCCGCGCGATGATCTCGGGCGGTGCCGTTGCTGAGTACACGATCGGCAGCCGCCGCCTGAAGAAGATGGAGATGGCCGACCTGCTCACGCTGGAAGCCAAGCTCAAGTCAGAGGTAAAGCGCGAGCAAGCGGCGACAATGATGGCTAACGGGCTTGGTAACCCGCACAACTTGTTCGTGAGGTTCTGATGGGCGTCCGCAGCGCAATCCTGGGCTGGCTGCAGCGCGGCACCCCGGAACAGGCCAAGCCAGTGCGGCGTCGCATGTACGAGGGCGCCAAGTTCAGCCGGCTGACGGCCGACTGGGTGACCGGCAACACCAGCGCCGACAGCGAGGTGTACGGCTCAGCGCAGAAGCTGCGCGACCGTGCGCGGCAGCTGTGCCGCGATAACGACTACGCGCGCCAGGCGCTGCGGGCCATTGAGGGCAACGTGGTGGGCCAGGGCATCCCCTTCCAGGCCCAGGTTCGGATGCAGCGTGGCGGCGGCCGCCTTGATGCAACGATCAACGATCAGATCGAGCTGGCTTGGAAGCGGTGGACGAAGGCCCGCTATTGCCATACCGGCGGCAAGCTCACGTTCCATGACATCGAACGCCTGGTGATCCGCGCCTGCGCTGAGTCCGGCGAGGTGTTTGTGCGCGTGGTGAAGCAGTCGTTCGGCGGCTCGCCGGTGCCGCTGGCGCTGGAGGTGTTGGAAGCGGACCTGCTGGACGACGGGCTGAACGGCCGCAGCCAGCAGGGCAATGAGATCCGCATGGGCGTTGAGGTGGACACCTGGGGCCGCCCGGTGGCCTATCACTTCCTGGCCTACCACCCTGGCGACTACCAGTTCAGCAACCAGCAGATCAGCACGCAGCGCCACAAGCGCGTGCCCGCTGAGGAGGTGATCCACCTCTACCGCACGGAACGGCCGGGCCAGACGCGCGGCGTTACATGGTTCGCCAGTGCCATCCAACGGCTGCATCACCTGCAGGGCTATGAGCAAGCCGAGGTGGTGCGTGCGCGGGCCAGTAGCGCGCTGATGGGCTTTATCACCAGCCCCGAGGGCGAGCTGCAGGGCGATGAGGTGTACCAGGGCGAGCGCGTCTCATCGTTCGAGCCTGGTGTCTTCAAGTACCTGGCCCCCGGCGAATCCGTGAGCGTGCCGCAGCTGGATGCGCCTGACGGTCAGTTCGAGCCGTTCCTGCGGGCCATGCTGCGGGCCATGGCGGCCGGCGTCGGCTGCTCCTACGAGACCGTCAGCCGCGATTTCAGCCAGACGAACTACAGCAGCAGCCGGCTGAGTTTGCTGGAAGACCGCGATCACTGGCGGATCCTGCAGAACTGGCTGATCGAAAACCTGCACCAGCGGGTGTTTGAGGTATGGCTGGACATGGCTGTGCTGAGCGGTGCGCTGCCGCTAGCCAACTACGAGATCCAGGCTGATCGCTACAAGGCGGTACGTTGGATGCCACGCGGCTGGGCCTGGGTGGACCCGGCCAAGGAAGTTGAGGCGTATGCCTCAGCGGTGCGCAACGGCTTCAAGACCCTTAGCGAGGTGGTGGCGGAGCAAGGTGGTGACATCGAGGAGCTGATGCAGGCTCGCCGGCAGGA